GTCATTGCGTCATGCCCGTGATCATGAAGCGGACCATCGCCGCCGCCTGATCGGCGCTGAACAGGTTCGTGCCTGTCGGCATGTCGTCGCCCAGCGCCATGTAGGACGGCTTATCGAACTTGATCCCTGCGTCTGGCGCGAAGCCCAGCGGCAGCTTCCAGCGCAGGAAGCGGTCGACCATGAGCTTGCACATGGCGGCATCGATCACGACGCCGCCTCCCCGCATCGTCGATAGACGAACAGGGTGCATCCATTCGCACGCCATCGCATTCGATGCGTTCAGCGCTGCCTGCGCGAACTTCATCGCATCGTTCGAGTCGAGAACCGCGCCGGCCTTCATGATCAGGCCCTCAATCTGCTTCTTCACGTCGTTCATCGGGTTCTAACTCCGATAGAGGCCCGGTGCCGCCGGGCGCGGTGGTTCAGACGTCTGCGTCACGTGCCAACCCGCAAGCTCCTGAATAGTGGAGCGCCCGGTTGGTCGTCTCAGCCGAGCGTCCCCGGCCGCAGAGCTTATGCCGCTTGATCCAGTTGGCGCGTGCTGCGCCCGCCATCCGGCCGCGCAAGACGCTCTGTGCGGTCGCCCGCAGGCCGTGGGTCGTCATCGCGCCTCGGCTCGCCACCATCCTCGCGCCCGCGCTCCTGCCTCGCAGGGTCGTCGCCACGGTCTTGGCGGTCCTGTTCCTTCTGCGGATCGCGCGGCGGCACGCCGGGCATGCCGGACAGTGCGCTCGGGCCGCCCGGCTGCGTCAGCGGATCGCCAGCCGCGCCCGGCTGTTGCGGCACGTCATTCGGCACGAGGCCGTCGTAGAACGAGTCCTCGTCGGCGGCCAAGCTCTCGCGCGCCTCCTCGGGATCGATGATGCCGGCCTGCACGCCCGTCGAGTGCGTGTCCATCTTGACCTTCTGCAAGTCCGCCTTGTCCTTCTCGGACATCGGCCGCAGGGACACGTAGTCGAACGTGATGTCGGGGTCGACTTGGCCGAACAGCGACAACTGGATGAAGTCGATCACACGGCCCAACTTCTCCGTGAAGAACTTCTCCTGAAACGCCTCGACCCACGCATACCACGCGCTCAACTCGCCTTCGCTCGAAGCGTTCAGGCCAGCCGGCTGGATGCCCAGCAGGATCACGACCGGGATGCCGGTGACGCTGCAGATGTGCTCCTGCGCCTGCGCCTGCAACTCGTTCAACGTGCCGAGCGGCGTGGCGACGTTGAAGAAATCCTCGGTGTCTTTGTCCATGACGAACAAGCCTTGGTTCGTCTGGAACTTCGCCCACAAGGCAAGCCGCTTGAACAGTTGATCGCCGCCCGTGCCCATCGAGGCGGCCATGTTCGTCTTGAGCCCGCGAACGCTGAACGACCAAATGAGATCGGCAATCGCCTGCCGCGTGCGCAGCCAGTTGTCGATGTACGGCTTGGCCATCTGCGACATCGACAGACCGCCGAACAGATAGGCCGGCTTGAGCAGGTCGGGAACATCGCGGCCGACGAAGGTGAGCAGGCGGGAGACGTGAGTCTCGATGGCCTGCACGAACCACGATTGCGGGTTGTACCAGTTCGACGACAGCGGATTGATCGAGTCGTATTCGTTCGGGTAGCACCAAAGCGGCTCGATGGCCTTGATGCCACGCAGGAAGCCCTTGCGGCCGGCGAACTTGAGCTTCGATAGCTCGTTGCGGCCGTTGCCGATGGGCAGCTTCAACTCGTCACGGTTCTCGCCATCACCCGTGTCGATGTAGAGATGCGCGATCCCGAAGAACCCATCGAGTTCAACCAGCTTGCGAAAGACGCCCTGCACATCCATGCGGGTCATCTCGGCTGTGATCGCGAGAATCGTCGCGGTCTTGCTGTCGTCGCCCTTCGTGCGCGAGCGCAGCTTGATCCACTTCCGCGTCATCTCCGTCGCCAGCACTTCCGAGATGCGCCGGTACTCCGGCACCTGCGAAAGCTCGCTCAGGTAGGGATAGCCGAGGAACGTCGTGCCGTTGACGAAGGCCGCGTTGTAGACCGAGTTCGCCGCCCATGCGTTCGCCTCGATCACCGGGCTGCTGTCCATCGCCAGCTTCGCGCCCTCGGGCACCACGCCCGGCGGCGGCTTGGGGATGCGGAAGGCGTTCGGGATCATGTTGCGGCTGCGCAGCCCGGCGCGGAACACCGCGTCGTCGGGAATACGCATCCACGGCTTGATCTCCGTGACGGTATCGAGAGCGTCCAGCGCGGCCTGCTGGACGTTCACCGATGCCGGCTTGGCCTTGGGCTTGCGTCGTGCCCGAGGCTTAGGCGTCTTGGCCATCAAACCCTAGAGCGTGATCGACATCGCCAGATCGGCGACCTTCACCACGACAGCGTCGGGCGAAAAGTCGCTGGACTGCCCGGTGAGCAGGCTGATCGCTACGAGCGTGCCCGGCGTCGTCGGCGCGATGTTCGTCAGCATGAAAGGGGTATTGCCGTCGCCCATGAAGCAATCGCCCGGCTGGAGCGAGCTTACCGGCGCGTTTTCGGACTGCGTGGCGTTGACGGTCTTGATCGTTGTCATCGTCTCTCTCCTTCAGGTTATCGCCCCATCTGATCGGCGCGGGCCAGAATCGCGTCGGTGATAACCATTGGCCTCCTCGCCGTCAGTCGGTGCATGTTCGCCAGCGCGAGAGCGCAGACGCAGTCATCATGGTAGCCCTCCGGCGCGGTGTAGCGGACGCCGGTTCGCGTGTACTCGTACTCGAACTCGTCAAGCTCATCGACGATTGGCCCCTTCGGATAGGTAAGCTCGTGGCCTTGGATCGCCACGGCCAGCGCCTCCATGAGCTTCTGCTTCGATGGCCCCGTGAAGTGATAGCCCTCGAAGTTCGTGCCTGAGCGCTTCTGCAGCATCTCGACAATCGGATCGCCCACGCCCGTCGAATCAACCAGCGCCGGCACGACGCCCGTGCACGCGATGATCCGCGTCATCGTCGAGTCCCACGGCTGCTGAAACCGCTCGAAGCGGCAGACATAGCCGGCCTGATCGAGCGCGATGCCGACCGTCCAGTCTTGGCTCTTGGCCAAGTCCCATCCCCACACCGCAGGGATGCCAGACGACATCGGATGAATGTTCGACGCGATGGCCGCGAGGCCGAACGGGTTGCCGCCATCGTCGGACGGCTCGGCGAGATAGAGTTCCTTGAAGACCTGCTCGGGCAAGTCGCGCTTCGCGTCCTCGATCTCGGTCGCGTCCAGCACGCCAGCCTTCACCGCATCGGCCGCCACGATCTTGAAGTAGGCGCGGCCGGGCTCACCAGCCTTGGCCTTGTGCGCGGCCAGATAGAACCAGTTCTTGCGACCCTTGACGTTGCCGATGAACCGGCACTCGCCCTTCGTGAAGGTCAGCGTCGACCGCAGCGCGTGCCAGCTTTCCGGTCGGCCGCGCGATGCCTCGTCGTACACCGCCGCGTAGACGTCCTCACCGAACAGATTGTCGGGCTTCTCGGCGCTCTTGAACGTGATCACCGTGCCGATGGTCACGAGCGTCAGCGTGTGCTTCGAGGCGTTCGCGATGAACGTGCCGACCGGGTAGGCCGCCAACATGCGCTTGTATGCGATGTCGGCTTGCTGCGAGACGGGAGCGACCCACCAATAGTTCTGACCCTTGCGGCCGAACAGCGCTTTCTCGAATAGCCACGCGATACATCCAACCGTCTTGCCGGTCTTCGTCCCCGCTTCGATGAAGCTGAACCGCGCTGGATGGCCCCACCGATCTCGCGGATAGAAGATGGCGTGTTCCTGCTTGGGATACAGCCACGGCCGCGTGTAGGTGATGTGCCGGGCTTCACCCCGACTGGCTGTCTTCTCGCGCTGCTGGTTGGTGCTCGATGACAGGGCCATCTCGGTAGCTGCGATCCTCGTCAGCCGACGCCGGCTTCGGCATCTGCATGTGCAGGTGGTAGTGCATCTCGCCGCCCATCTGATCCGTCGCGGCCTCGGTGTCGTCCTTCGGCCTGTCCCGCCACAGCGCGGGCTCGCGGTTCTTCGTCCAGTAGATCGCGGCCGTCGTGTCGCCCGGATAGTGCTCGATGTACGGCACGCGCACCGGGCGCTTCGTGGTCCTCGTCACTACGCTGCCATCGGCCGCCGTGCGCGTGGTCGTCACGTCGACCATGAAAATCTTCTCGGCCGGATGCTCCCATCCAGTTGCCCGGCGATACAGGCTCTCGTTGACCTTGAGGTTCGAGAGTGCCTTGCCGCCCTTTAAGGCCCCTCGAAACTCTGCGTGGGCCTCGATCCAGCGCTCGATGGTGGCAATGGCCACACCGAAAAACTTCGCGAGATCGTCGTTCGTGCTGCCGTACACCAAACAAGCACGGGCGGCCAAGGTCGCATACTCGGGACGGTAGGCGCTCGGCCTGCCGAATATCGTAACGGGCTTGCCCTCGGCGTCGAGTTCGGGCGCGACTTCGAGATCGCCCGGCACGACCACGGCCGGCAGGCGTTCGGCCTTCTTGCGCTTGGGCTTCTTCGGCTTACGCGCCATCGCCCGCCCGCTCTTGGAACTGGCGGCCACGCTTGCCCAGCAGGGCAGCGTCCTCAAAGTGGCCCTTGGCGATCAGCACCGGGATCGCAGCGGCGGCGGCCAGCATGGCGGCACGCCACGAATCAGGCGAGAGCACGGGGTTCATCGGAGAGCCGCCGCGACTTCTTCGCCAGACAATCCGTCCAACACCCAAACACGATAAACGCCGACGTCGACAATGCGCTGGCGATATTCCTCGAACCCGTTTTCGGTCGGGAAAATCATGGTGGTGTCGTTCTCGCCGACAGCCTTCCAAGTCCCATGCTTGGACCCACCGACGAGGAGGGCGATGCACCTAGCGGGCATGGCGCTCGGCTCTGCGCTCATGGCGGTTGCGGGCCTTCGATGGCGGCCATGTCTGAGTGATGACGCCATGGTTCTCGCCAGTCCCAAGCAGGAACTCAACTGGATCGCCGACCCTGAAAGCCCCCTCGACAGGGGAACACCCGCCGCCCATCGTCACAGTGTAGGTGCCCGGCGTGTTGTGCGTGAACGTCCCGCCGCCCGGTGGCAGCGTGATGTGCTTGGTGGTCACAGCCAGCCCCAGTTCTTGCCGGAGCGGATGCCTGTCACGGTGCGCCGGCTGATCTCGAACGCCCGCGCGATGGCCGACACTGACGGCGGGTCGATGCGGATCGACAGCAGGCAGCGGATCGCTATGACGTCCCACATCGAGAGCTTGGCGCGGCCGTGCCGCTCACCCCGCGCGTTCATGCGCCAGCCTTCCGCTCGCGGTAGGAACGCTGCCGGTCGGCCGCCGACTCGTGTACGCGCGGCCGACCGGCCTTGCTACCCTTGACGCCGGGGACGGGGACATGGCTGGATTTCGTAACGGACAATTTCGTAACGGCGTCACGGAGCTTCTTCGTGATCGGCTTGCGCTTTGCCAGCACAACAACCGCCGCACGGTCCCGCTCGTACTTCGCCTCGCGCAACTTGCGCAACTGCTCCAACTTCGACATCACGCGACCCTTCGTGCTGCCTCGCCTACAACTCGAACCTGCTTGACGTTCAACGGGATTTCCCGCTGCGCGCCGAAGAACGTGAACAGCGCTCGCACGCGATCAGCTTGCGACCACATGACCGGCCCCTCGAACCCCTCGAACGGCCCATCTGTCAC